ATAGAAGATCGAATTGATGATGCTCTTCAATATTTTCACGACTACCATTTTGATGGTGTTGAAAAAATATTCATGAAACATCAAGTTACTCAAGAAGATATTGAGAGAAAATGGATTTATGCTCCTGATGCGGTAATATTTGTGAATGGTGTTTTTCCTTTTGATGATTCTAACTCATCAATCAATATGTTTGACTTGAGATATCAATTGAGATTGCATGACTTATATGACTTCACATCTGTTTCTTATGTTTCATATGAGATTACAATGCAACATATTAGAACTCTTAATTTATTATTTTCAGGCACACCACAATTTAGATTTAATCGACATCAAAATAAATTATTTTTAGATGTTGATTGGACTAGAGATTTAAAAGTTGGTGAATATGTAATTGTAGAGTGTTATCGTAAATTACAACCAGATACAATTAATATATCTGGCTCAGCTGCAATCACAAGTGATGCAAATGTACTTACAGGCACAAGCACAACTTTTGACCAACAATTGATTGAAAATGATTTTATAACTTTAACAAATAATTCGGACGCAGCTGATACAGTAGAAGTTCAAATCAAACAAATAAATTCACCCACAGTAATTACTTTAAGAAGTAATCCAGGAAAAACTATGACAAGTGCATCTATTACACAGGCAGGATTTTCTGATGTGTGGGATGATAGATTTTTAAAAAAATATACAACAGCTCTCATAAAATACCAATGGGGTTCTAATTTATCAAAATTTGCCGGCGTTCAAATGCCGGGCGGTGTTACACTTGATGGCCCTAGAATTATGGAAGAAGCAAAAGCAGAAATAGATAAGATAGAAGAGGAGATGCAAGTCTTGAATGTGTTGCCAAATGAAATTTACATGGGATAATTGATGGCAACTAATCAGTATTTTAACCCTTTTCCAGCCAATCAAATAACAAGTGAACAACTTTTAGTTGAAGATTTAGTCATTGAGTCCATGAAAATATATGGCATGGATGTTTTGTATTTACCAAGAACAAGTGGTGATAAAATTGATTTTCTTTTTGGTGAAGATACACTTAAAGAATACACTAAAACATTTTCACTTGAAATGTATCTTGAAAATATACAAGGTATGGAGGGTGAGGGTGATTATATTTCCAAATTTGGTCTTGAAATTAGAGATGAAATAACACTTTTAGTTTCTCGTAAAAGATTTGTACATACTGTAAGAGAAGAATCCACCAGTCTTGTAAGACCAAGAGAGGGTGATTTAATTTATGTGCCTCTTACAGATGCTTTCTTTGAAATAACTTTTGTAGAACATGAAAACGATCAAGCTATGTTTTATACTTTAGGGCGTGGTCGTGGTGCAAACGTTTATTTGTTCGCATTGAAGTTGAAGAAATTTATATTTTCTAATGAACTTATATCAACTGGTAATCCTACGATTGATGATAAGATAAATGATTACTACCCAAGAACAAGAATTACATTATCTGGTGATGGTCAACGTCAATATGTACATAATGAAATAGTATTTCAAGGAGCTAATCTTGCATTTGCAACAGCACAAGCTGTTGTTCATACTTTTGTACCAAATACACATATAGATGTAATTAGAGTTCAAGGTACATTTACATCATCAAACGTAATTGGTAATACATCAAACGCAGTATTTACAGTTTCTACTGCTGATGATACTGCAACAATGAATACTGCCTTTGAAGATACCTTTGATAATCTAAGAATAGAAGCTGGTGGTGATGGTATACTAGACTTTAGTGAAACAAATCCGTTTGGTGAGGCATAATGTTAGGTAACGCACAATTTTATAATAGAACAATCAGAAAAATTGTTGTCGCTTTTGGCACAGTTTTTAATGATATTATCTTACAAAGATATAAGTCGGATGGTACAACTAAACAAACTTTATTTAAAGTACCACTTTCTTATGGTGCAAAAGAAAAATATCTTACAAGAATCACAGCAGACCCAACACTCACAAAAGCTGTACAAACAGTAATACCTCTTATTTCATTTGAGATGGTAAGTATGACGTATGATACAAGTAGAAAATTAAATACACTTACACAAAATTTTGCAGCTAATACTTCTACATCCATAAAAACACAATACAGACCTATACCATATAATTTTGATTTTAATTTATCAATTTATGTAAGAAATACAGAAGATGGTACACAAATATTAGAACAGATATTACCTTTTTTTACACCAGATTTTACAGTAACAGTAAACTTCATACCTGAAATGAATCAAAAGTATGATATGCCAATTGTTTTAAATTCAGTACAATCAACAGTTGATTATGAAGGTGATATGATGTCAACTAGATTGATTATGTGGGATTTACAATTTACTGCAAAGAGTTATATTTGGCCACCAGTTAAATCAGGTAAATATATACGACAAGCAAATACTAATATTTACATTGAGAGTCAAGTAAAATCTGCACAAAGAGTGACTTCTGATTTCAACCCTTTAACTCCAGATAGACTTTTATTAGAAGGTGAAACTATCCGTGTTGCAGCTAGAGATGTAATAGGTACTGTAAAAAAATTCTCTAATGTTGCTAATAGCACGTTAGTTGCATCAGGACTAAATAAGTTATTAGAGGCTGGTGACATTGTAACAGGTGATACATCAAATGCAACCATAACGGTTCGGTCAGTTGAAAGTGACCCATTAAAGGCTGCAGAAATAGTATTAACACCTAATCCAGCTAGTGCTGATCCAGATGATGAGTTTGGTTTTGCAACCAGTATAACTGAATATCCAGATACATTACTATGAAAAATGAGAAACTATCTAAACTATTAAATATTGAACCCATAGAAGTAGACAATACTGAAATAGTACCAATTGAACCTGAGAAACAAGTTGAGAATGATGCTCAATTTGCTCGAGAAAATATCCGTGGACTCATCAATAAAGGTGACTCAGCACTTGATAGTCTTTTGAGAGTTGCAAAAGAATCTGAACACCCTAGAGCCTTTGAAGTTGTAGCACAAACTCTTAAAAACTTAGGTGAACTCAATAAAGATTTACTTGAGATACAAAAGAGAAAACAAGATTTAGAACCTAAAAAATCTACAAATGAAATCAATGTTGATAAAGCTGTATTTGTAGGTTCTACAAACGATCTTGTGAAAATGTTAAAAGGCAAGAAAGATGTCAACTGAAGGTTATCTTGGTAATGAAAGACTAAAAAAAACTGGCGTTGAAATACCTTTTACTCAAGAAGAAGCGAAAGAAATATTAAAATGTTCAGAAGATCCAATATACTTTATTAAGAAGTATGTAAAGATTGTCAATGTAGACTTAGGTATTGTTGATTTTGATATGTGGCCATTTCAAGAAGAAATGGTAGATGGTTTTCATAAGAATCGTTTTTCAATATGTAAAATGCCACGACAAGTTGGTAAGACAACTACGACTGTAGGTTATATGTTATGGGCTGTTTTATTTAATCCTGATTATACAGTTGGTATTCTCGCAAATAAAGGTCAACTTGCAAGAGAAATACTTGGTCGTTTACAAAGAGCATATGAGTATCTACCTTTATGGTTACAACAAGGTATTATAACTTGGAACAAAGGTAATATAGAATTAGAAAATGGTTCTAAAATATATGCCTATGCAACATCTAATTCAGGTGTTCGAGGTGGTACTTACAACTTAATATTCCTTGATGAGTTTGCTTTCGTGCCTCATAATATGGCACAAGAATTTTTTACTGCTACATACCCTGTAATATCATCAGGTAAAACAACAAAAGTAATCATTGTTTCTACACCAAATGGTCTTAATTTATTCTACAAAATGTGGATTGATGCGATAGAAAAAAGATCATCTTATACACCAATAGAAGTACATTGGTCTATGGTACCAGGTCGTGATGAGGACTGGAAAAAAGAAACAATACGAAATACATCAGAAGAACAATTTAGACAAGAGTTTGAAACTGAGTTTATAGGTTCATCAGCCACACTTATATCTGGTTCTAAACTACGTTCACTTGCGTTTTTTAACCCAATTAGTACAATTGACCAACTTGATATGTATGAAGAACCAAAAGAAGGTCATGTTTACATAGCTACAGTTGATTGTTCAGAGGGTGTCGGTCAAGACTATTCGGCCATAAATATTATAGATGCAACACAAACACCTTATAAGCAAGTTGCAAAATATAGAGCAAATGATTTACCTTTATTGTTTTTTCCAAATATTATATATTCAATTGGTATGAAATACAATGGGGCATATGTTTTAATTGAAACAAATAACATTGGTCAACAAGTCGTTGACATTTTACATTATGATTTAGAGTATGAAAACATTTATAAGATAGACCAGCATCACATAAAAGGTCAAACAATATCAGGAGGTTTCAGAAGAAATGCCTCCTTCGGTATTAAAACTACAAAATCTGTAAAGAAAATTGGTTGTGCAAACTTAAAAACACTTATTGAAACTGATAAATTAATTTTAGTTGACTTTGATACGATAGCAGAACTTAACTCTTTTGTTCGTGTTCGTGATTCATACGCAGCTGAAGAAGGTAATTATGATGATTTAGCTATGGGACTTGTATTGTTTGGTTGGTTAACAGCACAATCTTATTTTAAAGATAGTACAAATGTTGATGTTCGTTCAATCTTATTGAAAGAACAAAGTCTATTAATAGAAGAAAGTTTGACTCCAGTTGGTATAATTGATGATG